GTTTGACCCTTCGAATTTGACCCAATATCTCCAAGACATATTATCCTCTCCTTGCATTACGGCGGCGATCTCTTTCGATCACGGCCTTTATTGAGTTATTATCGGCTACAAGCGCGCCGCTTATTTCGACATGAGTATTTCGATTGATTTGCTTGCCTAATCCACGCGTCTCTTCGCGAAGTTTCCTAACTTCTTGAATAAGGTTGCCATCCTCTTGCACTGAATATCGCATTTGCGGAGCGTTTGAAGTAAAGTAGTCTTTGATACTCATACCGGGGTTATTATTCATCCATTCGAGCTCTTGGCGGTTTGCTTTCGTGCCCGCCGCTGTAATAACTGACTCGCCTTTCGATAGCCATGCGGGTATAGAGTCGCTTCTTTCAGTGCCCGGACCTTCGAGTCCTACAACGCCGTCTTTGAAGCCTACCGCGCTTCTTGCAAGTCCAAGTAATCCATATAGAGTGCCTGTCAATGTAGCCGCTGCAAGAGGTCCGAATATAGGGCCAAGTGTCGTAATTGAGCTTCCAAGAATACCAACTACAAAAGATGGTATCATTTTAGCGATAGCATCAAAGGCCGCGCCTGCAACTGCACCGCCAAAGTCTGCAAGAGTTGCTTTACCTGAAGCGGCAAGTTCACCAAATCCAGCGAGCGTCTGACCGATAAACTCATTAAATACCTTTTGATTGCCTTCCATATTTTCGGCGTTCTTCATAAATATCTCTGACTGAGATTTGAATACGCTCGCGGCCGTCTGGTCTCCAACTGTTTTAAGCCTTTGCAAGAAAGTGACTTCGGTTTGCTCTTCGACTTGTTTTCTTTGCGCGTCGATCTCTGCAATTTTGGCAGCATAATCCTCGAAAGAAATTTCTCGCTTTGCTAGGCTCTTTGTAAGATCATCTTCTTCAGCATTAAGAGCGCCAAGGCGTTCCTCTCTTATGGCATCATTAGCCTCTTTTTCCTTTCTGATTTTCTCCGAGTTGAAGGCATCAAGAATGCTAGTTTGCAAGGCGGTCTGTATTTGGAATTCGAGAGTAGACTCGCGGGCGGCTTTTTCGATTGCCGTTTTGCTCTCAGTTCCGAATCGCTCTAGCCTAGAACTCAGCAAATTGATATTCTGTATATTGGTTTGGATTGACTCGCCAAACTTTGCAGCCGCTTCTTCATTACCCGCCGCCAAAGCCTCTGCTTGTTTTATTGCAATCTCATCATTTTGAAGCTTTATGAAGTCGATATATTGCTGAACCGTTGAGATAGTACCATCAAGCGCTTCTTGACTTGTAGCGAGGGTTTTAGGCACTAAAGATTCGCTTGTTTTGGCTATGTCTTTTGCGAGTGTATCAAATTCTTTTTCTAATTCCTTAAATTCGGGTGGCTTTGCACTTATACCAACTTCGACTGTTAGTTTATCTGCTAATTTTGCCATCTCTTGCGTATAGAAGTTATCTATATCCGCAACTGTTTCGCCTTTCTTTTTGCTTGGAGTAATCTTTGCAGTAAGTTGGTTTTTATCTAGGAACGCGTTAGCATCTGCAATGCCTCCGATACGCTCGTTAAGGTATTTTCTTAATTCGACATTAGCTTCGGCTTCGAGTTGTGCTCGGAGTGCCTTTTTATCCTTACCTCTGTTTGCTTCAGAGTTAAGCTCGCGCTCAATATCATTTTCAAGCTCGTCTTGGCGGCCTTTGTAGAATCTTTTGAGTTCCTGAAGTTCGGATTCTGCTTCTGCTCCTTTCCCTTTTGCATTTGCGAGCGCTAATTTTCTTAATCTTTCCTTCTCTGCAGCATCCGCTTTCTCTTTGGCTGCTTTCTCAGCCGCTGCTTTTGCAGCCGCTGCTTTTGCAGCTTCATTTGCAGCGTCTTCATTGCCTTTTTTTACAACTTGATTAGTTTTTTGAATTTGTTCTTTTGTAGCATTAAATCCTTTATCATAAGCATCGCTTAATTTATCACCAAACCCCGTGAATGCAGAGAGCGCCTTTTGAATATCAAATTGCGTAATAGCATCCCAAAACTCACCGATAGTAGTTTTGATTTGAATAAAGGACTCGCGAACGCCTCCAATAGTGCCTCGGATGTTATCGAATGCTTGTCGAAGTGTATCAATAAAGCCTTTTGATTTATTGACCGCCTCGCCTGACTGTTTTACTGATTCTGTATTTTCGTCATTGCTTTGCATCCATCCTGCAATCGATCGCACTACATCGGCAATGACTTCGATAACTGTTTGAAGCGGAGTGATAAGGAATTCTATAAGAAGACCGCCAAAGTCTGAAACTATGCCGCCTATTTCTCCAATTACCTCGCCTACAAAATTAAGTGCTTCTTGAAATGATTGTACTACTGTTTTTCCTTGACCTACAGCTCCATCTTCTCCAAATGCTTGCTTAAATGTATCTATAAGCGGCTTGATAGCATTTGCAATAGCATCGAACACGCTTGTAAATATATCAAGTACCGTAGTGACTACCGTAATTGCAATGTTAAAAGCTCCGACAATGTTAGTCATGATTGCCGCGCCGATTCCCATTACAATCGGACCGATTACAGTCCATATCCTCTCGAATACACCGCTCAAAGTCGCACCAAGTTCGGAGAATGCAGGCCCTACTGCAGTCGCAATCATTCCGAATGCATCTGAAGCGCCTTTCACTACGACCGCGCTTGCTTTTGTGAATGCGAGTTCTATGTTACGACTCACCATGTCAAAACTAAGATACTGACCTGCAGCATTCATAGCATCTTGACCCGCTTGCGCTGCTTTTTTCTTGATTTCTTCGACTGGTATTGGAGCGCCGAACATTTTATTATATGCTTCGACTCCAATATCTTCGGCGGGCGTTCCGGCGACTGCTACTTGTAATTGAGTAGCCATCGATTCGGAGATTTGACCTGCATCAAACGCCGTTTTGATTGATTCCCCTGACTTTTGCAAGAATTCTTTGATTGTGATTTGACCACTTGATGCAAGTTGCTCAAGATTCCCAAGAGTTGAACCAAGCGCTTGAGGCAATTGGTTTTTAATATCAGTAAAAGCCTTTGCAGTATCACCTGCTTTGAGTCTGATTTGAGCTTCTTTTATAGAGTCTGCAATCTTGTCGGTATTAAACAATCCCTCTTGCCCTGCGATTGCCATTTGACCCGCGAACTCTTCAGCGCTGAATCCTGCTTCACTTAGTAATTGCGAGTATTCGGCAAGCGTATCAAGTACATCGTCTTGCGAAGTCTTACCCTCTTTTGCAGCGAATGCAATTAAGTCGAATGCTTCTTGACCATCAAGCCCGAACTGCTTAATAAACGGCGTTGACTTTGCAATGACTTCGTTAACATCCTTCTCATACAAATTACCAAGAGCTTGCGCGCCTTTTACGAATTCTCCGATTTGGTCGGTAGGCAAGGCATCCTTGAGCACTACCTTTGCATTGCTTATCACTTTTGTAGCTTCGGCTACTGATTCACCAACCCCACCGAGAAACGCCTCATCAGCTGCATTTTTCAGTGCCTCAAATTCCGCACCCGTTGCGCCTGTTTGTGCTTGTAAGTCTCCTTGTGCGGAAATAAGCCCTCGTCCTGCATCTACAACCGCTCCAAAGCCATCAACAATAGCACCGACCCCCGCTTGCACGCCAGCGGCCAAGCCACCACCTACAAGCCCTCCAATCAAGCCACCGCTAAGAGCGTCACCTAGCCCGCCTTTTAGTCCTTCAAATACACCTCCAATACCGCCTGCAGAATCACCAACGCCATCAATCGCCGCGGATAGCTTGTTGACATCTGCGACCGCGCTCGAAGTATTTATATCGGCCATTTTATCAAGTGCTTGGTCGGTTTGCTTCGACTCATTTTGCACCTGATTAAGTTCGGTAGTGACTTTATTCAGACCGTTGAATAATTCGGCTGCATCCAGTCCTAGTTTAATTTTAATATCATCGGCCATTGATTCTGCGCTCCATTTTGCGGCGTTCTTTGTGGTAAGTTATGGTATAGGCATAAGTACGGATTACATCGACACGCGGAGTATCGTAGTACAGCCTCAAATACGCTGCAGGATCGCCGCCTGCAACGCCTTTGAATATCCAATATGAGCCTACAATTTCGCCAAGGTAATAAGCACTCTCATCTCCGTCCGTCTCTTCATACTCGTCATCGTCTGGATCGTTAAATACCGTCAAGTCTTCAAGATAGTACTCACATAATGCGGACTCTTCGGCATACCGTTTCACGAAAAAACTTTAGTGAGTCCAAAATGCCATCAAGATCTTGGTTTTGCCAAAAGTCAGAACCAGCCTCGGACTGAATGCCAGCTAAAAGCTCAGTATTTTGCACTTTGCTTTCATCGATCACGGCCTTTACAAACTCAAAGATTTTCGGTATGGTAGTTTCATCGACATTGATAAGCTCGAATAGATTTGCTCGGACTTTTAAATATGCAGTCTTTACAATTTCTTGGAACTCGAACTCTTGCATAATGTCCTTAAAAGCGTCTTGCCCCTTTGTTAAGTCTATCTTTTTTGCAAGGCTCTCGCGGCTAAATACCTTCTCCATAATCTCGGTTTCGGCGGCTGCTTGCGCGCCTTTAGTATTTGCAAGTTCTGAGAGAAGCGGCGTAACCTTGTCATAAAGAGCGGGGGTCAATTTTGAATAGAGTGCTACTTCGTGTGCTGTTTCGTTTAGATATAATTTCATGCTATCTCCATAGTAAAAATAATGGGGCGGGTTTTGCCCGCCCCGTGTGAATTAAGGGGCTGTAAACCAGATCTCTTTGTAACCAATCTTTGAAGGGATTGTGACCGCAGTCGCACCGCTTACAAGAGTAGTCAAAAAGTAAGTTGCAGGGATAACCAAGTCTGTATCGTTATTTACCACATCGCCGCCTACTTTTGGCTTTGTGTACTTACCTGATTCTTGGTCAAACGCGCCCGCGTCTTGCGCCAATTTGCATAGCATCAAAACAACCTTACGCTTGTTTAGAGTTGTATCAACACCACCGTATACGATTTGCAAAAGTGTATCGCTTGTCGCTTGTGAAGAGTTGAACTTTGTCCCGTCCTCATATTCCCCTTGATCTGCAGTGACAGTTGTAATAGGTGCATAGTTTTCAAGGAATGAAGTGAGTTCTGGATTGTCTTCGTTTTGATCGATTGTAAAAGTTGTGCGTGTTAATGAAGTCTTGATTTTGCGCTTCATTGTATGAATTGCAGTAGAGCCGACTGAAGGGGCTGTACCGAGTTCATTTGCTGTATAGAATACGCTAAGGTTAGCGCCGCCTACTACCATGATATTACCTCTTAGATAATTGTTTTAAATATGCGAAAGTGTTAACTAAATAATCCCAGTTTCTTTGTGATTTATCGCGTGTGTATTCTCTTACCATCAAGCCGCCGTTTCGTTCTGCTTTATGCATTAAGACTTCAGTGTCTTGGCTATATCCTTTGTGGTATAGCAATATGTCAGTATCAGCTACGACCGTTCCATTCGGATCTACTTCGAGCGTCTCATGGCATATTCTTTGCCATTTGAGAAACGCGCTTCTTCTATGCAGTCGCATTGCCGGTATGTTGTAGCGTTTGCGAATATGCGTATATTGCGGATCTAGATCATTATTGCATCCTCCAATGGATAGATAAGCCGCGACCGCTTCGGTATTGTTAAGCTCTTCGATGTATTGCCAAAACTCATCTTCAGGACTTGCAAGGCGCTCGTCTGAATCCATGTGCAAAATCCAGTCACCAGTCGCATATTCATCTAGCTTATTTCTGCAATAACTGAAGTCAAAATACTCTTCGAAGTCGGGATATTCCCATGAGAGAACTATATGGTCCGAAGTCCGACCGACTTCTTGAAAAACAGGCTCTTTAAGTTTTGGATTCACCGCCGTACGAAGTGCAATGACTTCGACATTATCACTCGGCAAAGAATCCCTCCATCCTTTCAGGTCATCTCCATCCTGAAAGATTACACATGCACTTAACTTCATACATCTCCTCTGTAATATACCGTCCTAAAAGTCATGAAAGATATGCCTTTCGTTTCATCGTCATTGAATGTGACCGCTTGCGCGTCGATAAAATGCACGGGCGCAAAATAAGTCCTTTCATAATCTGACTCATAGACATCGGGCTTGTAGTTTGTAAGCTTATTCTCAATTGCCTCGCATAAGTCGGCAAGAGCTTCTCTCAAATTAGCCTTACCCGCCGTGCTGTTCTTTTTGACTTGAACTCCGACAAGTAAATACATATCCAGCGTGCCTTTATTTGCAAAGGCTGAATCGTCTTCAAGTCCAATTACCTCGCGAGCATCTGCACCTGACAAAACACCGACAAAAGGGAACTGGTAAGTATTCCATTTGTCTATCATTACTTGGTCATAGACTTTAACTCCACTCATTGTGCGAAGTCTATCTGCTATGGATTTGATCGCCGCTGATTCTCTTGCCATTGTTGTATTCCGTTTATGACTTGTTGTCTAATGTCGCTTGCGAACTTGGTATCATTTCGAAGTCTATCGACTGCAGGATTAAAGTACGGACGGGCGGGTATGTTTACGCCGCCTTTCTTTTTTACGCTTAATGCGATATTCTTAAAATACGGCTGTTTAGTCTCTGCAAATTTAGCCCAGAAGTATTTATGCATATTGCCTTTGCTTGCAATGAAGCCGCCGAACTCTTGGACTCTTGCGTATGGCAAGTCTGACCCGTATTCTACCTCGAAGTTATCGCCTTCTTGCGAGACTCTGAAAACATTTCCGGGCTGACCTTTTGTGAAGCTGCGAAATAAATTACCTGAGTTAATCGCGAGCTTAGAACTTGTCGAAGGTGCTATTCTATCAGCCGCGCCTCTGAATTCCATATTAGTTCCGATATACGCCTGCATCACGAAAGGCATCCTTTCTAGTGCCTTCATAATAACAGGCCGTAGAATGCCCTTTAAAGCTTCGCTATTAATCATTATTAGACCGTTGGTATAACGAATTGAGCAAAGTACTTATGCCATCCTATATCGGTTTTGAGTGATTGGCTGACTGTTTGACCCGCGCCGCCTGTAGCGACGGAGTTAAGTCCGAACCAATTACCGCCTTGAGGGCTTTGCTTGTATGCAAGAGTGACCATTTCGGCTATGCCTTGCAAGATTGTATAAGGCATAGACGCATCACTAAAGCCCGTCGTAAGCGTCGCCTTGAATTGTCCATTTGTCTTATCACGAAAGACAATGTAATTAGCATACGGCTCGGCATTCCATGCATAGTTACCCGCGTCAAAGTTCGCATAAGTTGCAAACTCATTTTCGCGCCACTGCAAAGCCGTAAGAGCCGTGTTAGCATTGTAAGGGATATATTTCCATGAGTGATTAGCTTCGAGGCCGCGTTGGGCTTTTGAGGCGTAAAATTGGTAATATATCGTCCCACTACGAAGAGGCTGACCGCAATAGCCTTCAGCCTCTACATAGCAAGTTGTTATCAGGTCATCAAACCAAGTATACAGCGCCGTATCCTCGGAGGTCGGATCGCCATTAACTTCCAAATTAAGAAAGGTCATGAGAGCATTAAACGCCCTCGGATTTGCGCTTGTATATGGCATGGTTATTTACCTGTTTTCTTTGTTTCTACTTTCGGCGCTGGCTTTGCATCTTTCGCCTTGCCTTGTTTAATAAGAGCCTCGGCAATCTCGGCAGGGAGAGAAGTCTCATACCCTGCCGAAACACCTTTATACGGCTCGATTAGAATTACATCTACGAGCATAAATCACCTAATTAGGTTGTTGAAGTTTTGAGAACACCGATAGCACTTGGAGCAGGGAATGCGAAAGCAACGCGCTCAACTACTTCGATACCTTTTTGGTGAGTACCACCAAGACCAGTCGCACCGAAATATTCTTTGTATTCGTTAACTGTTACATCCTCGCGGATACCCATAACAGTGAATTGATTCCAATCAGCATAGAATGCAGACGCTGTATTTGCTGCACTTGTTGGGAAGAGTGCATCTGGCACGACATGCATCGGGCGGCCTGTTGGAGTAAAGTATGAATTACCTGTAAGTGCAGTCAAGCCGATTGATGTGATTTCGATAGGACGAACCATGTCGAAAACAGGGCGCGAGCCTGCTGTTTCTTTCATCAAGAATCCGAAAACTGATTGAGGCACTACGAATGCACCATTTGCACCAACACCAGAATTTACACCGAGACGCAAGTTCCAAAGGTCAGTCCATGAGATCTCGCCGAATGTATCTTTACCAGAGTTATTAGCACCACCTTGGCGAACTGTTGTAGTTCCGGAGATACCTGTTAAGCCTGTAAAGTTTGGAGCCGTACCATTACCATTGAAAAACTGCTTGTCTTCTGTTTCAGCAAGCGCGCGGCCAAGACCGTTTACTACATAATCCAAGAATGCAGGGGTTGCATCTTGAAGTTGCTCTTCGGAGATAATAGCACCGGCTACAATCTTACGAGCTGTAAGTTGAGTCGCTGTAAAGAAGTTAGTTGAGTCAGTCAAAGTCAAGCCAGAACCTTCAGCAACTACCGCGCCAGTGAACGCGCCACTTGATACCAAGTTTTCAGTTTTACCGCGCATCGGATAGATCTTCGCGAGCGCTCTTGCATATCCGTACTGATCTGCAAAGTTCATGATCTCTTCTACCCAAAACTGAGGAACCGCCGCGCCGCCTTGAGATGCTGTACCAGTATTAAAGTCAGCTCTTGTGATGTACTTTTCGTTTGCTTTGCGTGCGATATCGTCTGCTTGTCCTTCGCGGCCTTTGTGAACTGCAAGAATATAGTCAGCAACTACGCGAGCTTGATCGCGGCGTGCATCATGATCTGCTTTGATTGTTACAAAGCCATTGTTACTTGATGGCTTTTGTGTACGAAGTTGATCGGCTACTTTGCGGTCAACAACTTCTTTCAGTTGGTCTTTTGTTACGATAATGTTTTCCATTATGCAATATCCTTAGATTAAATTAAGTAATTCGTCTGTATTGAGTTTTTTAGGCATGTTCAAAGTAATTGAACGGCCTGCTTCGCCGGCTACTGCAGATTTGATAATCTTGTAACCGTTTTGAATCATATCCATACCTTCATTAATTTGCGCTTGTGTTGAAGCTGCAATTTTCTTGCCGACTCGAGTTTCAGGAACCTCGAAACTAGCCTCGATGGACTCGGCTACCACTTCGACTGGGGGCTCGGCGGCGGCTGGTTCTTCGGCTACTTCGGGTGCGACTTCGCCTTGCAAAACTGCTAGCATTGGAGGAGCGCCTGCAGTAATAAAAGCGTTTACGGATGCTTCGGCTTCTTCAGGTGAAAAGCCGAGATTGATTACCTCATTGACAAACGCTTCTTTGATTGCCGGAAGAAGTTCGTCTTTGATCTTGGCTTCGATCTCTGGGGTTAACATTCTACTTTCCTTTTTGTATTTTTGAATTGAATCTTGGAGTAAAGTCTTGATTGATTTCTTAAGCAAGGCTTGGCGATTTGCAGGAACTGATACGACACTAAACTCTACAAGTTCGGACTTTGTGTAAACAGTTACCTTTTGACCGTCGATTGTTTTATCTTCGTATTCATTTGGTATGATACCAACTGAAACGGCCTTTACAAAACCTGCATTGATTAGCTTGTTGAGTTTCTTACCTTCTTCAGTAATACACTCAATTTGAATTGTCGCTTCTAAGTTTTCGCCATTCATTGCAAAACCCAAACAGCGACCGATAGGCCACTTGTCAGAGTCATGCTGAGCTAAGACTATGGGATTATTTAGATATGCTTGATAGTCTATTCCACTTGGAACTATGATAGTCCCATACCGGTCAACTTCGGGAGTCGATACTACGAATGTATAGAGATCATTCTCTTTCTCTTCGTAGCCTTCCTCCATTTCGTAGCCGTCCCTAAGTTGTAGGTTCAGCTCGCGTGTTATTAAATTCATATAAAACCTTTATTTTTATTGCTTTTCAACTGGGAATAATTGACATCTGCAGTTCACTGCATTTGAAGCGCTTAGTCCACTACCAAGCGGGCGCTTCGCTTTCTCGGTTTTGACTTCAATGATATTGCCTTCTTTATCGCGAACTTCAGTCACTACCGTAAAGTATCCGTCCGCGCCTTGAGTCGAGCCTTCCATAGCAGCATGAGCTGGTCTTACGCGGCCGTCTCTTTGTGTTAGCCATACCATCTCAAAACCCTCGTCTTTATATACGGCATATTGCATTCCGCTTGTCACATTTGCGCTTGTCGTATTTGCAATCGCACGCGCTCTGCTTGTTTGAAGTGAGTCGAATTTGGTATTCAGGATCTTGAAAAGCTCTTCTTTATCCTTACCGGCGTTTGCAGTGAGAGTCGCTTGTACTTCTTGCTTGATAACTCCGATAGAATCTCGGATTTGAGCGCTTGACTCTTCGACCAAAGCAATAACCTCTGCAGTCGGAGGCACGCCGCCCTCGATTGCAAGAGTCGCATAGAGTTCGGTAGCTACTTGATTTGCAGCATCGGCTATGATTGCATCATACTTTGCGAGTTCGCTCTCTGGAATATCTACAGTCGAAAGGCTAATTACGCCGTCATCTGCAAGCTGAAAAACTTGCTCTTTGATTTGTGCTATGATCATCTCAACTACATTCTCGAGGCTACCTGCATTCGCTTCAGTTATCCCGTCAAAGTTTCTCCAAAACAAGTCTTTTGCATCGGCTGTAACGATAGGGAGCTTGGCATTTGCTCGGGTTAATACTTTTCGTGCCACCACGGGCGCGGGAGCGGGGTTTACGGCGCTTTGAAGAGGGACAAAACCACTTGCAATAAGCGGCGTATTGCCTTCAGGTATCGGATCATATCCGCGCTCGCCTCTTGCATCATTGATCGTCTTGATTCCCCATTTAAGCTCGAACTCTTCTTGCCTCATATCAGCATCGGGATCTGCATATTCATACGGTTGTGCTTGGATGAGTACATCCTCTTCCCATCTACGGAAATGGCGTGTAAATTCTTCAGCAATATAGAGCGCTTCGGGGTCTATCGTGTTTTGTCTAAAGATTGCGAATTGAACCTCTGCAGTCGCTCTGTTTTGGAATGATCCATCAAGCATTCCAGGAGGCACGCCAAAGACTTGAGCGATTTGAGCGCGTGTATCACGGCTAACCGCGTCATAACTAACTGAAAGCTCGCCTTTCGGCGGAAGTTCTAATTGCATACCACCTCCAAGCAAAGCTCGGAGCTTGTAGTCTGGTAGTTCCTCATTCCAAGCGCTTTTAAGCTTTTGCCATTCATCTTGCTCGAATCTTTCGGGGAACTTTGCAATAAGCGGCGGGACGGTATTATTAGCAAAGAGGCGTGCAAGATAAGCACTAACTTCGCGGTCGATATTCGCATATTCCAAAGCGGCTGAAACAAGACCAACGCCGAAGATATTCATACCGATTATCTCTTCAGGACGTGCGGCGGGGTGGAGCTTAGCAAGGTGAATGATCTCCTTCTCCGGTATGGCTATATTACCTTCTTGAGCTGACTGATAGACATACCCATCAATAAAGTTATTCTCGCCTTTAATGACTCGCATTCTTGTCGGATTAAGCACCCACATCTGCAAGGGCACGCGGTAGCCGTTTGTCGGAGTCCATATAAACGCATTGCCATTAATCGATAGCCAGTTTTCAATATATCCAAAGACTTGCGAGCGTGTGAAATACGGATTCGGATTGCTAAGCAGCTCGTTTGTCCAGTGACCGCGTCCGAGTTCCTCTTTTTCATAGTTTTGCTCTTTGTATGCATCGAACTTGATACCACTCAAAGCATTTGCACGATGCTGCAAGCAAGCGAATACAGTCCCTCGAAGCGAGGCGCTTAACTCATTACCGACTTGAGTCGCACCGATATTGCGAGAGCCACCCGACCGAATATACGGTCTGTCGTTTCTTCGCGGTGCAACTGCGCTCGCGATTCTATCTCTAAGTTGGTCAAGTAGACTCATACATATATCTGTGGAGTTTTGCGAATAGCGTTGAAGGCATAACCCAACGCGTCAATAAAGTCATCATGCTTGTCTTGTGGAGTGCCCGTAAAAGATAGCAGCTCCTCGGTAAAGTCCGGATTGATATGAGGGACATGATAAACAAGCCCTTGTTCATATCTTGCCTCGACTGGCTGAAAGCGAATAACCTTGTCTCGATCCGCTCTCACACCTACGACATTCATCTTAGTATTGCGTTTCAGCTCTTGCACCATCCAAGCTTGCGCCTGATTTGATTCGACTGCAACTACTCTTGCATTCCATCTTTGCTCGGCTGACATGATCTTACGGCCTATCTCTTGGAATTGCGCTCTAAAATGATCGGCTTCGACTACTACAACATCTCCATCTTTTGTCGTGCCTATTACAACGATTGCCGTATAATCGGCTGTTTCCTTTTGCGAGATTGCCAAGTCAACTCCAATGTAATACGCCGTGCATTCTTGGCCGTTTGTCGTGCGTAACCATTCGCGCTTGATTTTAGCCGCCGATCTATCGACATATTCTGCAAGAAACTCTTGTGCAAAAACCAAGCTCGGTAGTAGCTCCTTTTGTCTATCAACTTCGCTTATCTTGATTTGCCCGCCGTCGTATGTCGAGTAGTGAAACGATTGCCAGTCTGACATAGTCTCGGAGAGCTGATCTAATTGCCAAAAATGATTCTTACCTTTCGGCGTTGAAAAGAAATACGCATCTCCTTCATAATCTGCTAGCATCGGACTTAATACAAAGTTCCAATCGTCTTCAGCATTTGGGCAGTGAGCCCACTCATCGCAAATCACTCTATGAAACTTATTGCCTCTTAAGCCATCCGCCCGGTAAATACCTTGCAAAACCAATGTACTACGGCCTAGTTTAATCTGGCCTTGTTTGTAAGTTGCACCAAGCGGTGCAAAGAAATTCTGTGCTTCGGTCTCTCGTCCTGAGAGCTCGGTATATGAGGGCGCTGTATAGAGAACATACGACCCATCAACTTCCAGCATTTTCTCAAGGGCCAAAGCAAAAGCCAAATAAGACTTACCAAAGCGACGACCGCACCGAACAACATTAAAGCGCTTCCTATTCCGAAGTATCTCAAGCTGTTTATCATGCGGTTTTATCCGTATCACTGTATCCATTTTGCGAACCCCACTCAATTATCATTTTGCCTTTTTCTGCTACTTGATTATCCATGTGAGATAGCAACTCCATTAGCAGTTTCATTGCCGTAATATCCTCTTTAAGCAAGATCTTTTTATGAATCAGCATTTCGATTATATCACCAGCTACGGTTTCTTTTGTTTTGCCGGGCTTTGATAGCTCCTCGGCTGCCATCTTTGCAAGGTCTTTGACATACACGATGCTACCCTTTGGCCTACCATTTCGATTGATACGCTCGGGCTTGTCTCTAAAGCTATGTCCTTTGAGATTATCAGCGCCTGCCATAATAAACTCCCAAACCTAATCCAACACCAAGAGCACCAACAACCCATCCCCAGTTGTTCTCGGTTTTCACTTCAGTCGGTAAAGTAATTACCTTAATTGAATCAGGGCGCGGGCGGTAAACAAGTGAGAAGTGACCCTTGCGATTTGCATAGGCAAAAGCCATATTGATTGTATCGCGAGTCGCTGTAATTACGCTATCGCTTTGAGCGATAAACGAAGTATCTCCACAAGGAATAATTACAGGCTTATCAAGAAAGTAAATAGTGTCCTTAGTCTTGATAGTAACTGACTTCGTATGCACTGAGTCTCTAATCGTTACAGGGCGTTCAATTAGCTGCACTTGAGTAATTGTATCAGTTACGCGCTTTGCGCTCGTACGGCCTACGTGAAGCCCCGAAACAAAGCCGATAATAAGCAAGACTGCAAGTATTATCATTGCATTTAGTACATCATTGAATCTCATTGCACTACTCCATTCTCAATAAAGAGATTATCTACCATACCATTCTCTTGAATGATTGCAAAACCATGATTGCTATTTGAGTGTGGCATATATGCTTGTCTTAATTTGCATAGGCATCCCATTGTATATGCTTTGTAAAACTTACCGTCCAAGCTCTTGATAGATGCAAAAGAAGTACGATGCACATGACCCATCACTACATTCGCCGCCGCTTTGAGAATCAAAGCGCGGGCGGGGTTTACGCCGCCGCTTACTTTCATCTCGTGACCGTGGACTATGTATGTGTTTTCAACTTTCATAAATTGCGTAGATTCGACAAAGCGTATTCCAAGATCATCAAGTTTTAGCAGTTTTCTAAAATCAATCAAACCAGCAAGCGCGTCTGCATTCTGCATTAAGTATCGCTCTAATCGGTCTTCATGATTGCCAATTTTAAAGTAGATATTCTGGTCTTTGAACTCGGACCTCAATCCTTCTAAAAACTGCTTGGCAAGTTCGATCTCGTTTAAGAATTTTGGCGTATCAGCGTGTTTCGGGTGCCTTGAGATTTGAGCCGAGTCGAGTATATCACCGTTCAAAATGATATTCTCTACTCGGTCTTGTTTTGCATATTGAATCGCTGCAATAAGCGCCGCTTTGTCATGGATACCTAAGTGAATATCACTGAAGACCGCCGTCTTGCCTTGAATGCGCAAAACGGGCAAAACCT